TATCTTGAGAACCTAATCTCAATTCCATTTCTTCTTTATCAACATTAGTATAGGCCACAGGTGTTGTTTCAGATGCACGAGATGCTAACACCTCAACATCTGATAAGGAAACTACATCAAAATTCAATACGAAATTTAATGTAGTGATACCCTCAACAACTATTGATTTAGTTATTGAAGAGTAACCAATGAAAGAAGCCACTACATCATAGGTTCCATTAGAAACATCAATAGAAAAAGCACCAGTATTATCTGATACTCCACCTAAATCTGTTCCAAGAACTACAATATTAGCTCCTTCAAGTGGTTTATTGTCAACATCAGTAATTGTACCATTAATAGATTGTGCGAACAATCCACCAACCATCAATACTGATGCGATTAGATTACGATATGTCATAATCATCTCCTTGTTGTTTACTTGTGAATGACACATTTTTATCCTGGTGTGTCGCCTGCCAGCGGTATGTGAATCCTTTAACCATTTGTATATTCTTGGTCATCTTTATCCCCAGTCAAACTTGGTATTTCACAAGAATCGTTGTTACAGAATTTATCAATTTCTGCTTCTTCATTTTTAATCACTCCAAAGTTCAACTTACCTAATTTTTTAATTTGTTTATTATATTCCTTTTCATCAATTGCTTCATAAGGCATTTGTGGATATGCACCCCAATCGTGTCTCGGTAATAAACTTATCCCTTTTAAATGATACTGAAAATAATTCAGTACATTAGGTATTTCATCACCCTCTGTTTCGGGGTCAAATGTAACCGTACAACTTACTTGGTTATCTGCCCAATGTCTTTGTAGAAATGAAGCCAATGAGAATTGTTCCCATATACTTAAATCTTTAGCAGTTCTAATTCCCTCACCTACATCAACTGGTATCTCAACAACTAATGTGGAATCTTCTGAACCAAAAGCAGGTTCAATTTTGTAACCTGCTTTTTTCAATGGTTCTACTAAATCCGAATTAATTGATAACCTAATTCTTCTAATATAAAATCTTGATTCTGGATAATGTAAACCTGGTGTAGAACCTGCCAATAATGATACGGTTCCACTTGGTTTTACTGATGTGGTTTTTATTGAATTTGGTATTGCAAACCAATCTGAATAAATATTATCCCATTCTTGAATAGTATCATAACCACCCTCTAACCAATCTTTTAAAGTACCTAATCCTTTATCTGTAATAAATTGAGCAACACCACTCACACTACATCCGATTCTTCTGTTTCTCAACATCACTCTGTTTGTATCACTCCAATGAGTTCTACCAAGTGTTACGGTCTTTGCATATAGGTATGCATATTTTAAAGTTCGTTTATAATCTTCTAATGATTCATGATTGCTTGGAAATGTTTCCACCAAACAACATAATTCATAACTTTCTAATGTCTGTTCCAAACATGGATTACCACCCATTGCTCTATGGTCTTTATCATCTCCACCATTCTTCATTCTTGAATAGTGTCTCATGTTATCTAACCAAGCCAAACCTGGTTCACCATTATCTACAATTCTTTTTGATACTTCAGTATAATCCATACCCAACTCAGCAAATATACTATTGTTACTTGTCCAACCATATTGGTCTCTATGTGGATTAACCTTATAGTTTTTTAAATCCAAGTATTCTTCATTGTGTGGGTCTCCAAATACAATCTCTGCAGTTCTTCTAACATTACCTGCCACAACACATTTACCGATTAAATTCATAATATCTACGATTGTTGTGATTGTGATTGGATTACCACTATTGTTTTCTAATACACCTCTAATATCTTCATGGACTTCTTCTAATGGTTCTGGTCCTGATGATACACCACCAAATCCTTTAATTGGTTCACCTGCTAATCTGATTAATGAATAATCAAATTCAACTGGTGATTGTCCATGAAAATAACTTTCTAATAATAATTTTAATGATTCAACCCAACCCTCACGAGTATCTGGTATTTGATAAGTTTGTGGTGTTCTATCTTTATCAACACCCTTAACAATTATTTCCCCCGCTCCTTTGGTATCAAATCCTACTCCAACACCCAACATACTTGCATCCATAAGGAAACAGAATGGTTTTGAGTAATCTTCTTTGATTGTTTTTGTTGATACGAACGCACAATTGTTTAGTGCTGCATATAAATTCTTTTCTTCTGTGATTGGTGTTCCCATTGCCCATAAACCACGACCTGGTGGTAAAAACTTCATATTGAAAATTCTATCATACATTTCTTGAGCACTCTTTTGTGCTTGCCAAGGATTCCAACCTAATTGATGACCCTCAATATGGTTCATCTGCATAGTGTAAGTTCCCTCAACTACTCTTTGGACGGTTTCCCACCATCTTTCATTTTTTCCATTTTCTTTAATACGAGAATAGGTTCGCATATAAACTAACTCACCCAATCCATTAAAACCGAAAGGTGCTTTTTTTCTTTTGTACTTACTTACAAAATTCTCTGATAACTTAAACTTGTGTTTTCCCATTGTAACAAACTCCTTATTTGTAAACTTGTCTATAATTTTCTGTCATAATTAAGTACTGTATATATAGTGGAATATTTCAAATATATACAAACTTTTTAATTTTTTCGTAGAATTTTTTTCGAAGTTTTATTCGAATCCATCTCCATCGAAATCTTTCTTCTTTTGTGCTAAGGTTTTACGAATATACTCATCTGCATTATTCATTTTACCTTGTACTTCTTTACCACCTTGTGTGTTGGTTTCATAAATCTGAATGAAACCTGTATTGGTATTAATGGTTGCTGGAAAGGTTATTCCATCTGGCCCAAATCTATTTTTAATAACATGAAAACGACCTGTATTAGCAATCTTATCTTCTACTTTTCTACTCATACTCATAACAAAATCTGCTGTCATAACCTTTGAATAGTCTTCTGATACTTTATCAGCTCCAATTACATCCTCTTCAAGAGCAGAACGATTTGCCTGTGATGCAGTCCATACTGGTATATCAAACTCTCCCGCCATACCTCTTAACTCCTCATAAATATGTCCTAACTGATGTCGTTTTTCATTAAAATGTTGAGTGGATTTCATAATATCTGCATAATCCACAATCACTAAATCTGGTTTTAATCCTCTCATCTCACATTGTTGTAAATGTGCGGCAAGAGTATTTACACTCGCGGTTCTTGTTGGATAGTATTTTATTATCAACTCACCCTTTAACTTTGAAATCTTTTGTTGTACTTCTTCTTTATAATATTGTAAGTTACCTGTTGGTTGTCCACTTACTATTGTATCGTATCGTAATCCAACATACTGAGCATTTAACTCTAATGTATAATGAACTACAGTCTTACCTTTGGCAACAGCTTCAGCTCCAAGAGCTTGAAGTGTCCAAGATTTACCAATACCAGCGGGAGCAACTATAACTCCAAGTTCACCACCTGCCAATCCACCATCCATTAATTCATTTATACTATCCCATTTTGTTGGTAATGTATTTCTTGATTGTTTAGTTAATCTTTCTTCCAAACCCGTAATGTATTCGTGTCCTATATCAGTTTCAACACCTGCCTTCATTGCATCATCTATAAGTGTTTTTATCTCATCATATCTTTGAGATTCTAATAACTCAACTGATTCCATGATTGCATTCTTTACAACTTGATTCTTACAGAACTCAAGAGATTTCTCTTTTACAAAATCTAAATCTGGTGATTCTCTATGTTGCCAGGCATTTCTTAAACTATCCACGATAGATGTTTTCAACACATCATTATCTACATCATCTACGAGAACCTTTAATGCCTCCATTGTTGGTGTGGTTTTATATTTTTTGAAATAATCCTTGATGGATTTTATGATGAATTTATTACTATCTGAATCGAAGTAATTTATTTCTAAGATATCTAAAATAGTTTTGGTATACTTAACATCAACCAATAATGATGTCAAGATTTTACTTTGAAAATTTGTTCCGTATTGTATTAAAGATTCACTCATTATAACCTATTATTAAGTATCAAGATTGCTGTATAAATCACGATATTTTTTATCATAAATTTCATTTCTTTTCTTATCACGATATCTTTGTCGTGCCTTTGCCCTTATCTCTTCTGCATTTCGTTTGTAATGTTCCATTTGCCACTTTCTTTGAGCATCTCGTCTCTCTTTTTCGGTGAAGTATTTTCTCTTTCTACCCATGAGTTTTCTCCGCCATCTGATTCAATCTATTGAATGTTGTTGTTAACCAACTCTCAAGATTAGGTAGGGCAGTATACATCTTATCTTCCAAGAACATTCTTTGAAATTTATGTTTAATAATTCTTTGAATTGGTTTCTCCATTATTTCTTGTATTTTTAATTTACTACTACCTGATATATTTAAATCATCTAAATCCATTAACAATTTATTCATCTCTAATTGTTCTTTTGAGTTTACAATTTCAGTACATAATTTAAATTGTTTTTGTTTTGGTACAGAACTTTTTATTAAATCATCAAGTGTATATTTGTGTGGTGATTCAAGCCAAGGGAATATTTTTAATAATGTTTTTTGTCCAGCACCTTTGATACCTGGTATCCCATCAGATTTATCACCATCCATCATTCTGTATAATAAAAAGTTTTTGGAATTGATTCCATACTCATTTAAGATTTTTTCTTCATCATACATTTTCTTTTTTGTTGGTGACCATACTCTGATTCTTTCATCTACTAATTGTAAGAAATCTTTATCAGTAGACATAATCGTACATTTATCTTTGAAGACATGTTTTGATGAATATCCAATAACATCATCGGCCTCAATATTATCCATTGTGGTTATGGTTAATGGTAAACACTCAAGATACTCTATTAACCTATTCAACTGAGCAATCATCATTTTATGTTCTTCTTCTCTTGTAAGAGAAACATCTGTATGACGATTTAACCTTAAGGACATTTTTCTTCCTGCCTTATATTCAGGAAAAATCTTTCTACGGCGGTTAGACCCACCCTTACCATCAAACACGATGATAGTGCGGGTTGGCCTAACCATATTTATAGCATAACCAATTGACCTTAAAAAACCTACTATTCCACCAATGTGAATACCATCCTCATTAGTAGTAGGTATCGCGGTGAACACTCTAATAAAAGTATTCAATCCGTCTATGAGTAAAACCGAGTCGTTTGGTTCACCACTATCTATTTTACCGCCAGATTTCTTAATCTCCTCAAGTATTGATATGTATTTCTTCTTAGTCACCAAGAACCTCATCTGTGAACTCTACATCATCAATACCAAGTTTTTCTTTGTATTGTAATATAACCTTATCACAAATGATTTTGTATACATACTCTCGTAGTTCATCATCACTGGTAATCAAATCTTCCCAATCTTTTGATAGGAACTTATGGTCTTTACCATTCTGGTCTGTAAGAGTATACCAAGCACCACCTGTCTTTACTAACTTATGTTCTTTCAACACAGTCAACCATGCACCATAGTTATCAATACCTCTATCGAAGTACATATCATAATCTGCATGTCGTAAAGGTGGGCCTAAACGATTCTTAACAATCTGTGCTCTACATTTCATACCCAATACATTTTTACCTGTATCTTTTATCTGTCCCATGTTCTTTAATCGAATACGAGTAGATGCGTGAAATGGTAATGCCTTTCCACCACTTGTTGTCCAAGGGTCTCCAAACATCACACCTAATTTTTGTCTTAACTGATTAGTAAACACTAATGCAACTTTTTGTCTACCAATCATTTGAGTAATCTTTCTCATTGCCTTTGATATAATGATTGCCTTTGCAGTTGCCCAACCATCTTTATCAAAATCAGCTTCTAACTCTACTTTCGTAGTAGCAGCAGCAAGTGAATCTACAAGAATAGTTACTAACCTATCTTTATCTGATTCTCTTACTTTAGTTACGATTTCTTCAATCGCTTCAAAGATATCTTCTACAGTCTCTAAATGTAGATACAACATCTTACTCATATCAATTCCAATCACATCCATGAACTCTTGAGAAACAGAAGTCTCAGTATCTATGTATACTGCAACTCCACCTTTCTTTTGAGTTTCTGCAAGGATATGAGCACCAAGTAGAGATTTTCCACTTGATTCTAAACCATTGATTTCAGTAATTCTACCAACTGCAATACCACCATTTGGTTTGTTTGATATTGCCAAATCTAACATAGAACTACCTGTGGATATAAAATCCTTAATATCAGTAGGTGTTGAATCACTTCCATCAAGAAAGTATGCAACTTTTGTATCTTTGAACTTTTTATTTAAACTATCGGCCAGAGTATTGGCCAACACATCGTTTACTGATGCCATCCTAATCTCCTAAGTTAATAATGGGAGCCACAATATATGACTCCCATATATTTGTTATAATTTATGAATTGAATAATTCATCAAAGGCATCACCAGTATTACTTACTGATTTTGCACTTGAGATTTCTGAAGCAGAAACTGATTCTTCTTTTTCTTCTTCATCATCATCATCACTTGGATTCAACCACTCATTCAACACATCAGTAAGGTCATCATAAGATAACTCTTGATAGATTTCCTTAATATCTTGTTGTGTTTTTACCAACTCAAGAACTTCTGGTTCATCTGAAATTGGTGTTTGATTAGGTTTAACACGAATGTTAGTTTTTGGATAACTAGCACCTGTCTCTTCTGCTGAGATAAACTCAACAACAACATCACGACCATTTACTGGGTCGGTGATATCTCCATAATCAGGGTCTGCGATAATAGAAAGTAGTTCTTGATAAACTGTCTTTCCAAATCCCCAAAACTTCACTCCTTGTTTTTCCTCACCTCTTACAATAACTGGAGCAAAAGTTCTCATTTTAGCCTCAAGTTTTCTTGATAACTGATAGTCTTCTTTACTACCACTTGCTTTTAGTTTTTGAGCAAACTCTTCAATAGGGTCTGGTCTACCAAAAGAAATTGGTGAAAGATAAGAACGATTGTTCAGATTGTAGTGAAAGAAAAGTTCAATAAAAGGATTATCTTTATTGAATGCATAAGGAACGATTCTAATTTGAGTTTTACCTGGTTGTGGTTTCCAAAGACTGGAAGTACGATTGTTTGTGGTTTGTAACTGATTTAGTCGTTTTTTAATTGCATTTAAGTCCATTACTTAACTCCTCATTTGTTTATGTTTATTGTTTATTTATTAATGGTATCATTTTCCGATACAATAATAAGTATAACCTTTATTAATAAAAATGTAATCTTTTTTCATATTTTCAAAAAAAAATGGCCATCTTGTTTTTAAGTTTGTAGTATAGTGGAAACTAAAAATCGTGTGGCCATTTTTTAAATAATTTAAATTGGAAATCTTGGGGATGTGAGATTTGCGAGTACTCACAACTTAAAGCTCAGATTTTTTATACCTTGTACCTAATACCCATCAGTTACGATGATTCTTCTCAAGATGGTTAATCTCATTGAAGTGAGTACAACCTCTGTATTATTGCTTTATCTCTCTGAGTTTAGATTAATTCAGCCATAAAGTGGGATTTCAGTATTACCCTTACCCACAACAAGGTCAACAGAATCGCTTATCTGTTTTTATTCTTCAAGTACATTAGATTATTGATGTCTCAACTACTCTACCATTCGGCTTTGTAGGTTCACCACGAACTAATCTCAGATTGCTTTATGGGCTTCCGAAGTCTACCCATTATTCAGCCAATCCCATACAGAGTTAATTACTCTCTGTACTTTCCGATTTCTCAATTGTCAAATAACTTTATACATTAATATATATGTATATAAAATCTGAAAATGTAATTTATTTTATATTTTCTTGATTTTTTTTCTGATTTTTGGTAGCAATTTCTTGTACTTTATTCTCATCAATCATCAATTGTGAAAAATCAATACAAATAAATTCAGCATTGAAATTTTTATTCCAATCACCAAATTCATTTTTTACATTATCTTTGAACCCTCGTGCCACCACAACGATTCTATCAACCTTACCACCACGATTCATATAGTATCGTGCAACTTGTGATACTACATCAGTACTAGCAATCTCATCTTTGATTTCTACTAATGAAATAAAATCATCATCTTCATAAGTGAAATCAGGTTTTGATGATACGATTTGTTTTTCGTGAGATTGATTAGATTTGATATCTTCAACTGAAATATCTTTACCATAAACCAACTTACGAAGTGCATCACCTACTACACCCTCAACTCTCATTTGTTCATCAAATGCATCATGCCATTGTGTTTCTTTAACATCTGCAGGTTCAAAACCCTTATGAGTTTCAATCCAAGGCTTCATTTGTCTTTTTAACTCATCTACAAATGCGGTATCAAAACCATTTTTTGTAGTGTTGGTAGGTATGATGTAATCTTTAGGTACATCAATCTCAACAAATAAACCATTAAGATGTGCCAAACCACCATCTCTTTCAGATGCCTTTAATTTGATAGTACCTAATAAAATATCATTTTGATAAACATAATATGTTGGTACTGCACTTGGAGCATAATTTTTTGTTAATAAATTACGATTTCCAAGATTTGATACAATTTCTGTTTCAATGGCAGAAAGGTGTCTACCTATTTTAACATCAAATTGAGTCTTGGTAGGTACTATCTTATCATCATCGAGATAATCAGTATACCCCCATTTTGTAATAATGTTCCAAGTGTTGTTTTGTGTATTTTCATAACTAACACCTGGTGTTTTCCAAGAATCATCTTGAACATCACGATTGTTTAAGAAAAACTCACCTGGTTCTAAAATTCTCTCTAATGTTTTATTAGATTTGTGAAGTTTCCAGGTAATTTTTACTTTACCACTTTTGAGTAAGCGATTGTATCTGTTCTGCATTGAACGATACCAAGTGTTCTTAGATGGATTCCACCATTCTTTGACGAATTTGGAAGTATTGACATTGGTTATCTCAACCATTGTACCATGAGTTGAATTTACTGGTGATAATTCAAGTTCTACTTGTTTATCTGATAAATCCAATACTTCCATTTTAGGAACTTCACCATCATTGTAAACAACTGATGATTCGAATCCATTTTCCAAACCTACCTCACTTGTTACAACTCTACCTGGTTCACCAAGATAATTAGTGAATTGGTTATATCCCAATCCCCATCTTGAAGTTCCACCATTTACTATTTTGGTTTTTGCATCAACTGCTGTAGTAACATACAACTTTGTTGATACGGTATCTTTACTCATACCAATACCATTATCATAAATTTTAATAGTATCTGGTATTGTGTTTCCGTTTGGAGCAAAAAACTCAATAACTACCTCTCTGACATGGTCTTCAGGCAATCTTGGGTCATCTAATCCAATAAAACAGTTATCGACTGCATCCTCAAGTGCGTTATATGCAGCTCCATACCCTGCACCCTTGAATGATTTATATACATCTGATGTGATTATCAGATTTTTAGATTGTAATTTAGCCATTTGCTAATCTCCTATATTAATTGTATTGAATATCCTACATCAATACATTTGTTCAAGTTAGATATTGTTGAATATTATACATCAATCAATATCATATATACATATATATCAGATACAAATCTGAAAATGTAATTTTTTTAATAATTATTTTTCAATTGACATTAACCTTTCTTCTACTCGTACATCTGTAATACCACGAGATTCACATTTCTTTTTAAATCTTTTATACATTTGGTTCAAAGCTTTTCTTTGTTTTACACTTAACATACCATTAAATCTTAATTGTTTTTCTACTGAATCTAAAAACTCTGTACTACGAATTACATATGTTGGTTGGTATCCACAGCCATTTAATAAAGTTCTAATCAAATTGATTTTGTATTGACCATCTTTAATATTTTCTAACTTTTGATACTTTTCTAATTTGTTTTCTGTTTTCTGCCACTCTACATATTTTGTAATAAGGTTTTCCATTGAGAGTTGCATACTAGCAGTTATTCTTCTTTTACCAAACGCGTTGTACATCGAGATAGTAAATTCCCTCACACTATCTGGTTGATAATATCTATGGTCATTTAGTATATGGTTCAGTTGTCTACGAACCTTGTTTAATTTTTCGGGGTAATCTATATATCTACTCACGATATTGTATATCCTTGATTATTAATTTCTTTTACTTCTTCAATCAATTTATTAATCTCATACCTTACACCATCAGAATAACTTCTGGCGTTTTCATTTTCATCTGTTTCAGGTATTTGATAATAAGCATCCATCGCAGAAGTTTCTATATTTCTTAATTTATTTAAAATTTCTTGTAATGTAATTTTCATTATGCAACTCCTATATTGTTTGTAAGGAAACAAGCCTCCATTAATGATATTTCAGGTTTTTCATTTATAACCCAATCTTCGATGAAATCAATCATCAATAACATTGTATCTGGTGATATGTGATACATTAAATCCCAATACGGGTCATTAGAACTCATCATCGTCAATACCATCCCAAAGGTCATCGTTTAACATATCCATTAGTTTACTTTCCTTAACACTATTAGTGTTGGAAACACCGAACATATCATTTAGATTATCAAACTCTGAATTCTTCAAACCCATGTCATCAAGGGCCTTTACTTTAACCCCATAACCAACATCGTTTTTAGTAACTCTTTTTTTATTCTTACTCATTTCTTTATTTTCTCCTTAAAAATTATACCTAAATATAAGGCCATTTTATAATACAAGTCAAGTACTTTTTTACTAATCTTCCAAATAATTTACTTGAACCTCATTGAGATGATAATCTCTCTCAGCCCATCTGAACTCATTCTTGATGTGTTCTTGTGTTTTCTCAGCAATAGTATCTGCGAACCATCTCGCATCTCTATTCTCATTTTTTTGAGCTTTCTCACCAACACCTTGTTCTGGTACGAATATCTCCATAGTTACATTTACAAAATATCTTTTAGCCATAATTTTTCTCCTTTACATTTCCAAAGAATCTAACCACTCATCAATCTCTTGTGGTGTCATTCTTCCATCTTCTTCAAGAGCTTCTCTCTGTTCATCTCTTGTTAATGGTCTACCATTATTGTAGACTGGCCCAATACCAGTTTCGGCTTGGAACTCTATGTCGTGTTCTGGTAGATTACCAGCATCTCTTGTTAATTCATAATTCATACAACCCATAGCAAAAGTTCCCATATCCATTTTTTAATTTCTCCTAA